CCGTCAGCTCCACCGCCTCCCGGTACACCCGGCGGAAGTAGTCAGCGTCCGCAAGGCCGTCCTCGCAGATCTCAAAGGCGATGTGGGTGTTGTTGGCCGCGTCTCCGCAGTGCCAACCCCGCCAGTTCCACGGCAGGGTCTCATAGGCTGCCACATTGCCGTCCTTGTCAAGGCCCACGAAGGCGTGAACGCATTTCTTCACCCCCGGGCGGTTCCAGTGGTTGCCCGCGGTGTTGCGGCCCAGGGTGCCGTCGTCCGGCTGCACATAGCGCCGGAGGTTTGGGTTGTTGGCCCCGGTGGAGTGTACCATCACCCCCTTGGGCTTTATGGTGCGCCCCGCCCGGTAGCAGTCGTTCTCCGTGAGGATGCACTTTCTGAGGTTCATTTCCCCCCACCGTCCACCGCGTCCTGCACCTTCTGGCTCTGTGTGCCGAAATAAAATGCGATGACCACCGCGTAGACGGTCATAAAGTCC